CGGTTACAGCAACTCTGGCTGCTGCAGGAACAGCCAGTAATGTCAGTACGGCGCAGGGAGCGTTCGGCGCCCAGCAGATAACAGGCACAGCCTCGAACACTAGTGCTGCCTCTGGCACAGTCACAGCAACTCTAGCCGCTGCCGGTACAGCGTCGAACGCAAGCACTGCTTCGGGTACCATTACAGCGACACTAACGGCCGCTGGTACTGCAAGCAACGTCAGCGTTAACATCGCTACGGGCAGACTTAACTTTCCGAATGTCAGCGGTACTGCATCCAATGCATCGACTGCTACAGGTGCTATTACTGCTACGTTGGCCGCAAGTGGTACAGCGTCCAATGCGTCAACGGCCTCTGGCTCGATTGTGGCGATTCTCGCCCTCACGGCTACAGCCAGTAACATCAGTACAGCCACTGGAACGATTACGGCAACGCTGGTAATCACTGGCGCTGCTGTTAGTGTGAGCTCGGCTTCTGGTGTCTTTGGTGCCCAGCAGATATCTGGTACAGCCTCTAACGTTAGCGTCGCCAACGGTGCTGTTACGTCGACTTTGGCTGCGGCTGGAACGGCCGTCAACGTCAGCGCGGCCACCGGTACTGTCTCAGCTAAGTTGGCTATGTCCGGAACTGCAACCAACGGGGCTGTGGCTTCTGGTGCATTCGGGGCCCTGACGGCAGCAGGTATGGCAAGCAATGTCTCGGCGGCGACAGGGGCTGTTAGTGCTAATCTTGCTGCTGCAGGTACTGCTTCTACGGTCTCGTCGGCGATAGGTAACCTGGTCAAGGCGATTGTGGCGGTTGCTACTGCCGTCACGATCTCTATTGCAACAGGCTATATGACACTGCCCGGTGTACGAGGCGTGTCTAGCAATGTGTCGAGTGCGACCGGTACTCTAATTTGGATAACTACTACTAGACCACCGCAGCATTACGGCGGGGTGGCGCTTGACCAGAACCTTCTTGGCGGCATTGCGGTCAGCCTCAACTCGCTTCAGGGTGGCTTGGGCGGAACCGTTGTCAGTACTCATACGTTGGGTGGATCGCCCCCAGCGAATCAAAACTTCCTTGGCGGAACGGTAACGGGTAACCAGCTTGGCGGAACTGTCACCGGGAACGTACTCGGCGCGACACTGGAAGGGTGGACAATGCAACAGCAGGACATTACGGTCGGTCAGTACAACGACGAGACGTTCGCGCTGACGCTTACGAATGGCACCGGCGCAACGCCTCCGCCATTGAATCTAACGGGCCTGACTCTCGAGGCGTACCTTAAGCCGTCCGCGACGAGCATCGACACAGATGCAGGTGTGATCAAGCTGTCGACAGCTACGGGCGAGATTACAATCACGAACGCAACGGGTGGTTTGGCCAACATGGCAATCCCGTCGGCGGATCTGCAGCAGACAGGTGTGATCACGTTCTGGCGACTCGACGCTGTCGCTAGCGGTAAGCGCAATACAATCATGTACGGTGCTATTCACATGACAGACCTATAGTAATCCGGGGTTACACAGTGGGTAACAACCGGCTTGACTGTCCAGTAGGACGTAAGATAGAATAGGAAGATCGACGTCTAGGAGGGGCGATGGCCCAGGATAACGTCCTGACGGGTATTTCCGTTGCCTACTCCAACCAGATTCGGGGTCCGAAGGTCAGGGTGTCCAAGAAAGCTCGGGCCGCGGCGAGAAAGAACCTCCCGCCGCGGCCTTTTGGTATGTCAGCGACCAGGAGACGCTTGCGTCCATCTGATCCTGCACAGAACAATCCCAATAACATCGGGATGAAGATCATTCCCCAGGGACAAGGACCGATGTGATGGCAAGAGGATCAGGCAAGAAGGCTGGCAAGGGCGGCGGTATAGGCGCAAGAGGTAGTAGTGGCGGGATGCCCGCATCGCAAGTGTGTGCTGGAGACCACGTGCCGGCGTACACGTTCGCGAACACGACGTTCCCGCGTGCGTCCAGGCGCATGAGTAGCCGATACAACCCATCGACTAGCCCGGAAGACAACGACGCAGATGACCTGACTCCGGGTGGGTCGACGTCGATGCAGAAGAAGATGCAGTCGCCATCGGGCGATAGGGTTACGGTGCCTCCGCGTCAGACCGGTTCCGGGGCCTACCGTACGGTAGATGACGTGAAGCGCGGGCCGGACGGATTTCACTTGACGTCTTCGGGTCCACAGCGCACGCGTGAGCTGGCCTCGCCGAAGAAGAAGCTGCCCAAGCAGATGATCAAGCCTTCGCGGGCTGGCTTGTTCACTGCAAAGGCCAGGGCGGCTGGCAAGTCGGTCCAGGCTTACGCCTCACAGGTCATGGCCAACACCAGGAACTACGATCCCGCAACTGTCAAGCAGGCCAACTTTGCTCGGAACTTCGGCGGGGCGGCCAAGAAGAAGGCGAAGGGAGGAAGTTCATGAAGTACGGCTACTGGGCTGACCTTGCCACCCTTCGCTTCGATGCCTCGGATTCCACGGCGACGTGGATCCAGGCGATGCCGCTCGGCAAGTACGATCACCCGATCCACGGACCGATCGACATCACGCCGGAGAAGGTCACGCAGTTCGCTGACAATGTCAACAACAAGGTTCGTGGTCAGGAGCTTGACGTCGACTACGACCACAAGGCGAACGGCGGCGAGGCGGCGGGTTGGGTCAAGGAGGCCGAAGCCAGACCCGATGGCCTCTGGCTACTGGTGGAGTGGACGAAGACCGCTTACCAGAAGCTGAAGGAGAGGGCCTACCGGTACTTCTCGCCGGAGTACAACGACGAGTGGACACACCCGAAGTCCGGCGACAAGTTCCAGAACGTCCTGTTTGGAGGGGCGATCACCAATCGTCCGTTCCTGAAGGACATCCTCGCAATCAACATGTCAGAACTGATCAGGGGAGCGGCGACCGACCCGGCGCCACCTCCTACCGACGAGCCCTCGGAAGGAGGGAGCGAAGAAGTGGACGGAAAGGAACTCAGGGCGAAGTTGGGGCTCAAGGAGGACGCGACCGATGAAGAGGTCAACGCCCGACTCGACGCCTTCAGCAAGCTGCAGCTGGGTGACCCGACGCCGCCGACGGACCCTGCGTCGGCGGACGATCTGGACCTGAGCAAGTTGAACCTTGACGAAGTGCTCAAGTCACTGTCCGACCTGCCTGGCAACCCAGGCGTCAAGGGTCTGACAGACCTGGTGAAGCAGCAGCACAAGCAGATGGCCGAGCAGGCCAAGCGACTTCGTGAGATCGAGGTCGACCGTCAGCTCGACGAGCTGGACCGTGGCAAGAAGTTCTCGGTGCCTCCGGTGGTCAAGGAGAACCTGCGGAAGGTGCTGCTCAGCTCGGCTCCCGAGTTCGGTCGTCAGGTCTTCGAGGCCTACCAGCAGACACTGGAGCTGGGCCTGGTCGACATGACCGAGCGCGGATGGCAGCGTCGCGGCGAGACCAAGTCGCCGTCCGAGCGCTTCCTCACCGAGGTCGACACGCTCATGGCCGACGCGGCCAACAAGAACCAGAAGATCACCTACGCCCAGGCAGCCGCGATGGTGGCCAACTCCAACCCACAGCTGGCCGAGGAGTACCGTCAGGACAGCTACATCCCGGAAGGTGGGAGGTGAGGTAGATGGCCGGCACCGACCACATGCTCTCCAAGGCGTTCCTGTGCACTGGGAACGCCGCCTACCTGCTCGGGCAGTGCGTTGTCCCGGTAGCGGGCTCCACGCTCGACCCGAACCAGATGGTCCAGGCGACCGTTGCCGCGGGCGCCGCACTTGCTGCGTCGCCTCTCGGGCTCTGCCAGGAGAACATCGACCTGGTGAAGGTCCAGACAGCCAAGGCGTACGCAGCCGTTGCCATCAGCGGCATCGCGTTCGCACTCGCTGACGGCGCCATCGCGGTGGGCGCCGCCGTCATTCCGTCCGGCACCACTGCAGGCCGTCTTATCACGGCCACCGTGGGTACCACTGGTCGTCCACAGGTCGGCGTCGCAATGACGGCTGCGGTGAACGCCGGTGATGTGTTCACGGTCCTGTTGACGCCCGGCGGGCGTTGCTGAGAGAGGAGGGAACCTAAGATGGCAGTATACAACCCGTCAGGATCGGGAAACGTTCACGTCGACGTCGTGCTGACCAACATCAGCGTGGCTTGGCCGAACGAGGGCCTCGTGGGAGAAACCCTCTTCCCGACGGTTCCGGTGGCCAAGCAGTCGAACAAGTACTACATCTACAACGGCCGCGAGGGTTGGTACCCGGCACTCGACGACAGTCGTGCACCTGGTACCGAGGCGAACGAGATCGCGGGCATGGCGGTGTCGGTCGACACCTACTACGCCCAGGAGCACGCGCTCCAGATCGCGGTCACGGACGAAGAGCGTGACAACGCCGACCAGCCTCTGAACCCCGACGTCGACGGCACCGAGATGATCACGTCTCGCGTGGCGCTTGGCAAGGAGTACAGGATCTACCAGAAGGCCGCGGTCGCGACCAACTTCAACTCCAACCTGGCAGTCGACCTGAGCACGTCTCCGGCCGGCTTTGGTGCACAGTGGGACAGCTACGCAACGGCCACGCCGATCAAGGACATCCGCACGGCAATGCGGCTGATCCACGGCCAGTCGTTCCTGCAGCCCAACCAGGCCGTGATTCCGTACAAGGTCATGTCGGCACTCGAGGACAGCCAGGACCTGATCAACCGCATCCAGTACGTGGAGCGTGCGATCCTGACACCGGACCTCGTCGAGAGCCTGCTCGGCCTGACCAACGTCGTCGTTCCCGGATTCGGCTATGCGTCGAACAACCCGGGCCAGACGCTGACGCTCCAGTACCTCTGGAACAAGGAAGTGGTGCTGGTCTTCAACCCGCCGCGTCCGGGTCTCAAGACTCCTGCCTACGGGTACGAGTTCGCATGGGGCTTCGGCGGCGGGCTCGACCGTGTCGTTGACCGCTGGAGGGAAGAGCGTCGTGCAAGCGACATCGTCCGTCTGCGGTCGCGGTACGACCTCAAGCTGATCGGGCTGGACGCGAACTCGAAGAGCATCTGCGGCTTCATGTTCAGCAACACCCTCAGCTCTGGCTTCGTGGCCTAGGAGGAGCCATGGCGCAGTATGTGGCATACGTCGACATGGGCAACGGAGTCGGCTCGAAGGTCGACCCCGAGGACCACGGCGGCGAAGACAGCGACGACTTCCAGTACATGCTGGAGCGTCGCACTGTCGTACCCATTGGGGACCCAGATGCCTCGATCGCGATGGGCAAGGCGCCCGAGGCAGCGGCGGACGAGAAGGACGCCGAACTCGCAGCGCTCCGGGCCAGGGTGGCCGAGCTGGAGGCCGCGGCAGCAGCTGTCAAGCCGGCTGCGGGCGGCGGTGGAGGCGGAAGCGCCTCCAGTGCGTCTACGCCTGCGTCAGGCAGCGGAGGCGGTGCCGGCTCCAGCAGCGGCAAGGCGACAGGAGGTTCGGGCAGCGCGGGTTAGGACGAGTAGCAGACAGGTGGGCCTAGGAGGCGGACATGCCCCACATCGTTGTCGCTGACGCGCAAGTGTGGCTTGAAGGCACCAAGGCCCACCTGACTGCTCTCGATCTCGGCTTGGAGTCTCAGGTCTCATCCGAGATCCTGGCACGCTGCGCGGACACCTTCCCTGATCTCGCGCCGACTTGGATCGACAACAACACTACGCCGGTCCTTGTCAAGATGGCCATAGCGATGACCTACGCCGGTTGGTACTACGACCGGCAGTACAGCGAGATGGTTATCGGTGCCGCCGCTGGCGCAGCGACGACCTGGGGGATGGTCCTCCGAGAGAACGCGGACCTGATACTCGCTGGGATCATTGATGGTTCGATCATCATGCCAGAAACGGCTGGCTCAGGGGACCCTCAGATAGCAGTCGAGTTCTACCCCAATGATGCTAGCTCGACAACCGATGCACTACTGAACAATACCAACCCGGACGACTTGTCGCTCGGGCCGGCCGTGTTTGGTATGAACAAGGTGTTCTGATGCCGAACCCGTATACAACTACCGACTCCACGGAAGTAGTGGCCAACTACCTGTACACACAGCTTCAGTCGAACATGGCTACGTTCGTAGACAACGGCGGAACTGCGATCCAGGA